TCTTCACACCTAAGGAAATCCCCAGGTGGGACATGACTAAAAAAGATGAGTGCCAATGATAACATAGGATGAACGCTCCGTTCCGCGACTTACTTGCGTCCTATTCGCTATTCGCAAATAGCGAATGGATGAACGTATGATTATTATACCATACTATTTAGCAAATTTCTTTGTATCTTTTGTAACATTTTTGAGATAGTCTCCTTGAGACATGTGCCGTTTCTTATTTCTCTTCCCACGGATCGGGGAGATTTTGTCCTGTTGCAGCTCCCTCTTCAGCTCCTTCAAAAACTTCAAGTGGGCCTTGATACCATTCAGAGGGGTCGGGATAATTTGTCTTGGGGTCTGAGTCATACGATAGATACAATTCGTCGAGTCCATCTACTTCGGATGGTTTGCTTATAATCTTTGGTCCTGTTTCTCTTTCTTCTGCGTCCCAGTATTCGTGCATCGCTTTTACTTGCTGATCAACTTGGCGCATGGTCCTTTCCATCTTGTAATCGAGCCACCACTTAGCATACCAAGGTATTAAGAAGTGCTCACAGATAAATTTGATGGGCGGCTTTTGTTTTGCTGCCCACCATTCAAACTGTTGAATCTCAGTAGGGACACCTCCCCACCGAGTCTCAAATTCAAAGTGAAAATCCTGCGAATGACTTTGCTTCGACATCCTGTTTAATACCCCCAATGACATAAGATTCAATTTCAGTTTCCTGTGGTGCATTCTGCTGCCCCTTAGAATTCAACCAATGCTCAGTCCAAGGAAGAGGATTGGTTGACATGGGGACATCAAACACAGGTTTGATACCGATCGCTTTCATGCGACGGTTAGCAATATATTCAACGTAATGGGAGAGGAGTCTTTCGTTGAGACCGATCATACTACCTCTAGAGAAGAGATAATTTGCCCAGTCTTTTTCCTCTTGCACAGCAGAGATAAACATCTGCTTGACAGTTTCTTTTTCTTCTTCAGCAATCTCTTGCATTACGGGGTCGTCCCCTTCCGCCCACTTCTTGAGGATCTTTTGAGTAAGGACAAGATGCTGGCTTTCGTCTCGTGCGATGAGAGAGATAATTTTAGCGGATCCTTCCATAAGCTTGAGTTCACCAAACGCAAACGAGCAAGCAAATGAGACATAGAATCGGATACCTTCGAGAATGTTGACATTGGCGACTGCGAGGTAGAGTTTACGTTTTACTTCACGAAGGGCAGCATGTGCTGCAGGGACGCCATCGAGGTTGTGCTGCCACATGTTACCAGCAGCCCACTCATTAGCTTCATGAAGGAAGTCATTGTATGCTTTACATACAGACCTTGCCCTTGCCAATATTTTATCGTCATCTAGCACGGTGTCAAACACTTCGCTAGGATCTGCATACACATTCTTAATGATGTGGGTATAAGATCGGGAGTGGATCTGCTCCATGAATTCCCATACACCCATACACCCTTCCAATTCAGGAAGGGAGCAGTAGGGAGAGAATGCCATACCAGGACCACGACCCTGCACAGAGTCCAGGAGAATTTGATACTTAAGATTAGCAGTGTAGATGTGTTTCTGTTGTGAGTTTAGAGTCTTGTAGTCTGCCCTATCTTTTTGCAGAGAGACTTCCTCAGGTCTCCAGAAGTATCCAAGTTGTGTTTGTGTGAGTTTGTCAAAGTCAGGATACTTATACTCATCATAACGCTGCATCCCGAGGGGTGCTCCAAAAAACATAGGTTGTTTCTTAGTGTCAACCTTCTTCTCGTTAAATACCGTGATCCCCATCCTTGCTCCTTTCTGACTGGTAGGTTCCAAAATTGCTGACATAATATAAAAAACTATTGATTCTAGGTTTGATTCCAAAGGAGTCACAGACTGCAAGGAAGGACTCGAAGTCCTCCTGCAGATCTGGTCCCAATTCTATCTCAACTTTCCTAGACATTACAAGCGTCACATGCTTCTTCTTCTGAGCTTAGGATGTCCTCAATGAGAGCATCCAACGCAACAGCCCTTTTAATGTTGTCCTCAACATCGGGGTCTTTCTTATTATCGTATGTATTCTGATAGTAGGAAGTCTTCCAACCATATTTGTATGTATTGAGGAAGTCAGTTGCGATGATTTGCATCGGGACTTCATTGTTAGGATAATTCTCTGGGTTGTAAGACCAGTTGCCACTGATTGCTTGGTCAAAAAACTTTTGCATCACGGCGACGATCTTAATATAACCCTCATTAGAAGCCATATCCCAGAGAAGGGTATAGTTATTCTTGAGAGTATTAAACTGAGGGACAATCTGTTTGAGCGGTCCCTTCTTTGACTTCTTAATGGACAAGTAATCTCTGGGTGGTTCGATTCCATTGGTTGCATTTGACACAACGGAACTGCTCTCTGAAGGCATCTGTGCGGACAGTGTGCTGTTTCGTAGACCTGACTTTTGAATAGCGAAGCGTAGAGTATCCCAATCATAGTTGTATGTCGGTGCAACTAATTCATCAACATCCTTCTTGTATGTATCGATGGGCAGGATGCCATCGGCATACTTGGTGCGGTGGAATGCCTCACAAGGACCCTTCTCGATAGCAAGGTTGTTAGAAGCAAGCAACAGATAGTATTGGAATGCCTCTGTCAGTCTATGGATCTCACTAAGAGCAGCAGGATCATCATACTTAAATCCAAGTTTGGCTAGGTAATGTGCCAGACCGATGTATCCAATGCCCAAGGAGCGCCTTGCATAGGTGCTACGACGTGCTGCAGCGACGGGGTAGTCCTGATAGTCAATCAACTCATCCAGACCCCTCACAGCGAGGTCACAGAGGTTTTCCAGATCATCCACCCTCTTCAACTTACCGATGTTGATAGCAGACAGAATGCACAGGGCAATCTCACCATCAGCGTCATCGATATGGTTGATGGGATCTGTGGGGAGAGTAATCTCCTGACACAGGTTGGACATGTCTACCTTGTCCTTGAAGGAAGAGTGAGAGTTGCAGTGGTCGATATTCATAAGATAGAGACGACCAGTCTCTGCCCTCTCCTTAAGGATGTCCAGGATCAATTCCTGGGCACCGATTGTCTTACGGGGAATAGATTGGTCTTCCTCGTATTGGGTATAGAGAGTGTCGAAAGCATCAGTGCCAAAAGCATCATATAGACCAGGCACGTCATGAGGACTGAAAAGGGTGACGTTTTCATTCTTGATAAACCGCTCGTAAAACAGTTTACTAATTTGAATTGAGTAGTCAAGCTTACGGACACGATTATCCTCAGTCCCTTTATTATTCTTAAGGACAATAATGTCCTCTATTTCTTGGTGCCAGATGGGGAAGTGGACAGTTGCGCTTCCGCCTCGTATGCCATTTTGAGTGCAGCAGCGGACAGTCGCTTCAAACTTTTTAAGGAAAGGGACAACACCTGTGTGCGCCACTTCTCCACCTCGGATCTTACTGTTGATGCCACGGATTCTGCCTGCGTTGATACCGATTCCCGCCCTTTGTGCAACGTATTGGCCAATTGCCATATCAGAGCTAAAGATAGAATTGAGGGTGTCATCAACATCAACAAGAACACAGCTAGCAAATTGTCGAAGTGGAGTTCGCACTCCTCCCATGATAGGTGTGGGAATGTTGAGGAGGTGCTTGCTGATTGCGTCGTAGTATCGTTTGACATAATCGAGACGGGTCTCCTTAGGATACTGTTGGAATAGAGTGGCAGCAATCATGATATACATTTGCTGTGGAGTCTCATAAAGACGACCACTGCTTCTATCCTGCACGAGGTATTTATCAGTGACCTGACGTAAACCTGCATAAGTGAAGAGATAGTCACGATCATGATCGATGAAAGCATCAATCTGTGTCCATTCTTCTTCAGTATATGCATTAAGGAGTTGTGCGTCATAGACACCCCACTCAACGCATCGAATCAAATGTGTGTAAAGACTAGGAGCATTGTCTGGATGGTCCCCATAGACCTGCTTCCTCAATCCAAACAGAAGCAGACGTGCTGCAACGTATTGATAGTTAGGTGACTCCAGAGTGATCAGATCATTAGCAGATCTGATAAGAATTTCTTGGATGTCTTCTGTCTTAATGCCATCAAAGAATTGGAGATTAGCATTCATCTCCACTTGAGACTCAGATACACCACTCAGCCCACGGCAAGCGTGCTCAACCATAGTATGAATCTTGTCTAGGTCTAGACCCTCAACAAGACCATCTCTCTTGACAACGCTAATCTCACTCATACCTTTTTCCAAAATGTTAGTTTAACTTTTGCTTCCATACCTTGATAGGTATTTTTATTGATCAGGGATCTAACGTCCCTACCTGCCAAGACCATATCATTTAGGTCTTTCTCTTTCACTTCCTTCGGGAAGATGACTACCTTATGTCCTTGCTCGGCGGCTTTAGTAATCTTTGCAACGATCTCTCGGTTTCTCGGTTCATTGTCGAAGACGTATACGAATCGATAATCATAACCGCTGAGGTCAACATCGCTACCACACATAGCAATAGCGTTGGCAAGGAAAGTGGAGTCGAGAGGTCCTTCTGTGACATAAACTTCTTGTGTAGGATCTACTTTGTCCATACCATAGATCTTTGGTTGACTTTTGTCAAATAAGATCGTGACATACCGAAGGTTAGACTTCGGTGCGAGGGACCTCCCTTGGACACCAAACCACTTACCATCAGCATCTATTAGAGGGATGATGATTCGTGGACGGTCATTCTGAAGATTCTCAAAGTAGTTTGGTATCTGACTATTTACCCAACGCTTGAAGCGATCGGTGTAAAAAAGAGAAGCAAACTTATCCTCAGGGATCTGTCTCTTCTCTAGAAATTCTCGGGCAGGGTGTCCACTATTTAGCTCACTGATTGGTGTTAGACCTGATACCTTTTTAGCAAAGTGTGGTCGTGCTTTTATCTCTAGTGGTTTCTCCTTAGGTCTGAGTGGTTTTCGATACCTCTCCAAAAGATATTCTGAGTAGAGATCGGGACTCTGATCCTTCAGAAACTTAGCAACACCCTTAGAGATTCCACAGTTGTGGCACTTGAAGAAGTAGTCACCATCTCTGGGGAAAAAATATCCTCGCGCCTTTGACTTCTGCTTCTGACTATCCCCACAATAAGGGCACCTGAAATTATAGGTGCCCCCTTGGTTCTTGAATCTATCAAGTCGGACGCCTGCCTTCTCGATAAATCTTGCATCGACAAAACTCATACAGGTCGAATGATCTCTACTCCTGGTAGTGTAGCAGACGATCCAGTAGGAGTCAATCGTAATCCCAGATGAGGTAGCATCTGTAATACAAAGATGACTGCACCAGCACTCATGGTGACCATCCAGAGCATCTTTTGATTATCGTCTACCTTCTTCTCTAGAGACTCTAACTTCTCTGTAAAGTTATTAAACATCCTCTCATCATATTTCTGATGGTCAGTGACCATCTTGATGATTGCTTGGTTTGCTTTGTCGCCCTCGTCAAGTCGATTCTCGTGACGCTCTAGGACGATAGCAATCTTATTACTATTCTCGGAGATAGTAGTTACCGCTCGCTCTAGTTTGTCGAGCATCTCCTTTGATAGGTCTTCATAAATATCGAGTTTTGATTCAAGGACCGCAAGTTTCTGCAACCCGAATGCCATGGTTAGTCTGCTCCAAGTGCTTTCTGTCGTTTATCCCAATAAAATTTTATGACTTGGTTAGGATAAAGACGAGTCACTTTGAGTTTCTTGTGGCTCTCGGGGCGATACATTTTCCTCAATTCAATCATAACTTCGGAAGGAGATCTTCCATACAGGACAAACAATTCTTGTCCATCATAACTAACCAGGAAAGGCAGAGCGCCTGCTTCTTTATTGTCATACGACTCACCGATTCCCACGTTAGTAATGACATGACCCTTGGGCTTATACTTCCTCTTCTTGACTTTCTTGCCGAGAAGGGGATCGAAGCCTGCGACTGGACCTGTGGCAGCAGCACTACCGCTGAATCCACCAGTCCCTACGCTCATTGTGGGTGCATCTTCATTCATAACTTGGAAAGGATGTCATAAACTTCCATATCTATATCAACCGTCCTGAGAGTGCCTTGATTCAATTCTGGATACCTATCAAGATATATCAAGAAAGTTTTCAGAAGAGACCAGTATTCCCTCTCAAGCTTATACATGAGCAACGGAATGGTTGCATCACCAAAAACATTAAACAATACAATAATGTGATTGATAATTAGGTTAGTCCTGAGAGTCCCCGACTTTAAGTATCGTTTGAGTAACCTCTTCAAATACTTAAACTTCTTCATGTCCTCCATAAAATCATCTACAGTAACCGACTGAGGGTTACTGTAGTGTTTTATCGCAAAGAGCAAATGATTCTTTTCCGAAAGACTCTCAAATTGCATACATCATGAGTGAGTTGATACTATATGTATCAAGCAAATGTAAGGGACGCTGCGTCAGAGATGACTTCCTCAGCACCTGCAGTAGATGTGAGTTTCACGCGATACTCATAACCGTCAAGGTCTGCCTTAGCAGCGCCAGTGATGGTAAGAGTAGCAGTGGTGAAGTCGGTGTAGACACTACCATCGGTGGATGCACCGATGTTAACCCAGCGGGTAGAGGTAGCAGTCTTACGCTGCCACTGGTAGACCACAGTGCCTGCATCAGCAGAAGCAGTAACACCGAAGGTGCCAGTGAAGGGATCTGCAGCACCAGTCACGTTGACAGGTTGTGCTGCGATGGTGATTGCCGATGCCACGTCTGCTGCGATGGTGTCGTCAGCCTGTGTCTCGGTGCCATCGGGGTTAGCGATGAATGCCAGCATCTCTGCCTTGTGGCGGGTCTTACCAGATGCATCGGTATAGGTGCGGTATGACCACCAACCAGGACCGTTGATGCCACGCTCTTTGTTTTCCGAGAGAGCAGCCTCGGTATCGTCAACGAAAACGATGGTTTCGCCAGCAACAACTGCAGTGCGAAGTGCCTCAATCTTCGTTTTATTTGCGTTTGAGTCAGTTCTCCCGTATAGAGACATTGCTATTTACTCCAAGTTAGTCGGTGTTCCTAATCTTATTTATACAAAGGGGGCATTCAGCCCCCCTATATCATCAACCTTCTTCTCTGGCGATCAATGCCTCTTTGACTTTCTCAAAGAGCTCGTCGTCTGCGGTTGTCTTAGTCAGTTTAACTGCCTTGCCTACAATCAGCAGGCAAAGTTCGATGAGTTTCTCACCGAGTTCTGCATCATCGGGGATCTTAGCAACAGCGGCATCGACCACCTTATATGCAAGGGGAAGAAGAAAAGAGACCATAATCTGAATCCAATTGGGCTCAGCTATTTATGTCAGAGAGAATTGTAATCCTCGGCACTCAGACCAGCCATGTGACGATCGTGGTCTTGAGTTGCTTGGATCATTCTATTTCTGAGACGCTCAGTGATCACCTTCTGTGCTTCGCTGGTGTCGATCTGGGAAGCTTCTTCTTTCTTAAACTTACCAGACACTTCACCTTTCTCATAACCTACGCCGTCGCCGTCGTCATCCCACCAACGCTTAGCTTTCTTTTCCTTTGCTTTCTTCTTGGCAGCTTCCTTGAGACTTTCAAGATCAGAAGCAAACTTAGCTCTAATAGATTCTTTCATAAGATCTTCCTTTTTTGGGTTGATAGTGACTCCTTTCTTTTTGACGGTTTTAAGCGTCGTCTTTTCAGATGGGTGTTGCATCACTTATCCCCCATGATTTCCTTGCGCCAATCATATTTAGACTCTTCGCCCAAACGCTTGGCAACATAACCAGATGCTTTGGCGACGGCACGAGATCCAACGCCAACGACTTTCTTGATTCCTTTCTTAATTTTACTGGCGATACCAGGACCCTTCTTAGAGGAGTCTCCTGATCTCTGAGCAGGAGCAGAGGGTTTCCTAGCAGGGGTGCTACTCGATGTATCGGAGTCGGAATCGGAATCGGAGTCGCTACCACCAGTGCTAGATCCACTGCTGCTTGTGCTGCTTTGTTTTGATTTTTGTGTTGACTTGTAACCATCGCTAGCGGCGCTTGCTGCGTCCTTAGCGAGGTTTTTAGCATGACCTGCTGCCTTGCCTGCCAGTTTAGCACCACCCACGATGCCCTTACGGACGGCACTAGCAGCGGTCTTCAGTGCTGCCTTAAACTTTTCGCGGCGACCACCAGCGGGGGAATCGCTGGAGGAAGACCTCTCGGCTGCTTTCTTCATGGCAGCACCAGTAGCAAGTCTATCCTTGGCTTGGTCACGACGACGTTGGATCTCGCCACGATCCATAACTTCAGTCAGAAGATCCAGTTGATCGATGCACTCAAGTGCCTCGGTCAGCATCTCTTCAGTTTCAATTTCCAACAGTGCTTCGACACAGATGTCATGAAGCTCATCAAATGTGAGGGTATCAAACTCCTCATCCATGATGACGCTCTCAATGAATGCGTCAAACTCTTCTCTATTCAGAGACTTCTTCTCGTTAGGTGTCAGAGCACCACGCTGAGCACCTCTTGCTGCTTGCTTTGCCTTCACCTTAGGGTCATCAGACTTGTGAGCATAACCATGAAGACCAGAGGAGGAAGAAGTGGTCTTACGGAAGTCAGTTCTTTGCTTCCTAGCAAGATCAGATCTCTGCTTAGCAGCTTTGTCATTACCGAAGGTGGGTTTATCTGCAAGTGCAGTTGCTCTATCGGCAGACTTACCGCCACCAGTTGACTTGGCAATCTTATTGCGGATTGCAGTCTCATCATGACCACGCTTTGCCATCGCTGTGGCTTCCTTGACACAGTTGTTGACTTCCTTGCCACCCTTCATTTTGGTGCCACGCTTCACATAACCCTTCCAGCATTTTGTGAAACCATTGTCATCAACTCCATCCATCTTCTCCTCCACCATCATCTGATGAAGATCTTCGATGTCAACTCCAACCACCATGTCTTCACGCTGAAGATTGAGACCAATGTCTTCAGGTGCCTTGGCAGTTTTCTTACCGTCTTTACTAACGATCTGATAACGACCGTCACTCTTACGACCAGTAATCAAATAGGACTCACCACCAGAACGGATAACTCTACCGACATTTCTGTCGTTGCTATGCTGCGACTTTTTCTTCGCAACATGGTCACGCTCTACAGGGAATCCAGCATACCCCTCAACCACTGGCTCATGGTTGTCAAATACTTCGATGACCTTAGCAGCACCTTCTCTCAAATGTGCTGTGGGCAGGTCGCCCTCAAGTCCATGCTCGATAGCATCCAGGATTCTGCTTTGCTCATAGAAGTTGTACTTCATAAGAGAAGCAGCAACTTTAATCTCTAACGTCATCTTTCTTCTGGTTGGAGTTTAACTATTTATTATTTGATAGTTTTTTGATTCTTACGAAACTCAGAAAACTTCTTGGTTGCTTGTCCAGGAGTCATATTCTGGACTGCAATTCTATATTTATCAGTGCCAACTTTCCACTCATTTCCACTGCCATCATCAGCAGAGAAATTAGACTGGTCTCGGTCGAGCTCTGCCCAAGCAGAGACTACACCACCACCCTGAGTAATTTCAGTAACGTGTTGCAACCATGCACGATGCTCGCCCATATACTGATCCTTAAAGATGATGTAGTTGGGTCCACGATGGACAACCTCTCCACGAATACCACTGTCGTCATGCTCTACTATAGCACCAACTTTGAAGATATGATTAAGCATGTAGTGATCACGGAAGGTAGAGAAGTCCAACTTGGGAGCATATTCCCAGACAGATTCGTGGACAGACTCTCCTTTCTTCTTGGACTTTTTATCAGGCTTAGGTGGAGGAGTCATGCCTGTGAGGACATCCTGCATCAATGCCTGACTATGCTTTCTACTTACTCCTTTAGGCATTCCTGCGTGAAAGGATTCGTGATCTCCCCCGCTCGCGTGGGCTCGCATTTTACTGGCACTAAGATTTTCAATAGGATCATCAGAATCGTCAGCACGAGCACCTGCAGACTTAATGTTAATTGACTTGAAGTCATAATGCACACCATTATATTTTTGGGTGAGTTTCTCAAACTCTTTCACACGGTCATCACCCACAACCATAGTCACATGCTGGTGACCCTCGTCATGGAGGTCACGAAGAATGTCAAAGATGTTGCGATGTGCTTCACTGTTTTGAATTGCTTTCTTATGATTGGGGAAGAGTTTCCTCATGTGCCCAACCTTCTGATCAGCGGTCAGCGGATTCTTCTTATGGTCCTGGCTTCTGGAGGGATAGATGCGATAGTTACCGCTGTCACCAGCATGTGCCTTAACAGCATCGAGAAGCTTGCCATGACCAGCGTGAGGAGGATTAAACCTACCAAATGTAATAGCGACATGAGTATCCTCAGGTTGATTGGATTTGCTACCAGCCCTACCCTTAGAAGAGGTGGAAGGTTTCTTAGTAGCAGATTGCGCTGCCTCTCTAATGAATTCGATAAATCTCATTTGCCCCAGTCTTTTGCTACCGTGAAGTTTGCCCTAGAAAACTCAAGTCTATCAACAAGTTTCAGTGCTGCACCATCTTGTATAGCCACAAATCCTTCTGGACTTGTAACTTTGTAACCATTCTCGTCTTCCAAGAATGTGCCAATGCCTTCAATTTTTGACAACTTATTTATGATCTGTATCTTTGCTTGAATCAAATTCATGAATCCGCTAAGTGCAGCATACATTTTAGTCTTATTAGTATTTAGGTATTTAAGTGATTGGTCCTTCTTGTCAGTCCAATCCTTCTGGGACTTGGGAGTCTTCTTCTTCTTGATCTCTTCGTTGTATCGATACATAACAAATTCAGTGAATTCCTTTGCCATGCCAGTGCTGCTGCTAGGAATCTTCCCAGACTTAATGACCTGATTAAAATAGATCTTGAAGATAGCAGGAGTGGACACAGTGCCCTTCTCTGCAGCAATGGTATTGAGAAAGTCCTTACCAGTGGCAAGATTCCTTTCTGCAACTGAAATGGTGTTATTGATCTTGTTTAACTCCGTGCTGGATAGGTTTGCTTTCCCATTCACATTACTAAAGGTTGAAGAGAATACAGCGACCTTCGGGTTACCTTGTAACTTACTGACATCAACCCCAAACCCAGCGGACATTGATTCGATACTGCTTCCAGTGTAATAGGTATGAAACACAATACCCAGGTCAGCATCGGAAACAATCTTCCCCATCTTGGTGTCTGCCTCAACGCAGTATGTGATGGTATTTGGTTTGAATTTGTAGCACCTCTTGCCACCCATAGTAGTTAATGGAGGGGTGCCAGTGAATAGTAGATCCCCCTGTAAGACGCCCTTGATAGGTAGAGTGCTAAGCATCTTCAGGCACAACTTAAGTTTATCCCTGATGGGGTGATCTCCATAAAAGGTATCAATGTCAGCATCGCTATAGCATACCTTAGGATCATTCTTGGCGAAGACAGACTTGGTGCCCACAAAGAATAGATCCAACTCAGGGTCAGTGCCACAGATAATAGCAGGAGCACCGTCCCATTTCGTCGTCACCTTGACGTTGCTACCACCCTTACCAGTGGTCAGCATGTCACGGAGAGACTTCAGAAATCGAATTGCATTCTCAGCACCAGAATATCCATTGTTGATGATGTCATCTTCAAGGTGCTCAAGGTGTGTATTCTTTGCCATTACGGTTGGATTCCTACTCGATCGTTTACTGGTGATGATTTGTAAGACTTTGCTCTCAGTTTGAATCTGTCTGTGCGTCTAAGTTGATTGTATGCCTTATTCTCCATCTTGAATTCTGGCATACCATTTCCACCCAGTTTGAATTTGTAGTAGGTGACCTTATTCATAAGGTAATCTACTACGATCTCCCTGTATTGAAGGATCCCATCGTCGGAAAACTTCTGGATGGCGAGTTGCATAATCAGCGAGACCTGATTGTATTTTGCGTTTCTCTTTCCTGACCCACCCAGGCTAGTATCAGTAAACTGACTCTGCTGGTTGAATTGTGGGTAGTAGGTCGCTGCCATTTGTGTCCACACAGAAGAGTATTGCTCCATGTGTGCCTCTGTCATAGTGGTGGGTGATGGGTCTGCTGGTATCGCTTGAAGTATATTATCAGGAAACCTGCTGGTGAGGTTGGACTGCTGTGCCAGTAGTCGAATTGTCTTATAGGTGGACTCTGCCACACTATCAGTTTTATTGCCCAGTGTCCTCAAAACCTTGGCTTCAATTTTCTTTTCGTATTCCACCATGAAGGGATCCCTCACATTGGCGTCCATAAAGTTAACGAGGTCTTGAGGTTTGATCACGTTGGTTGTATTGGACAGCACCTTAACCGAGAAAGGATACTCTCTATTAGCACCATCTTTCAGCTTGAAGTCAATCAGTGGCTCATTACCTGCCTGGGGAATGAAGACACTAGCATTACCCTTGTTTAGATTAGTGAATCCAAGTTGTTGCAACTGACTCGCACCACGCTCAAGCACACAAATAGGTGCCATCATCTCACTAAAATCTTTCTGAATATCCTTAATCACTGCGTCATAAGCAGAGTCGGTGAGGTTTCTGTATGCAGTTACCAAGTCCGCCCTATCACCAGCAGAATGTGAATCGCAATACTCAACCAACTCAACTAAGAAAGTCTTGACCACCGTTGGCAACTCAACCCTAACTTCGATTGCTGTCTTAAGAGCTTCCAGATATGCAGAGTATGGTATCCATCTATCCAATGGAAACCCAGGAAATTTCTGAGGTTTCATCTCGAATGATTGACCACCACTGCGAGTCTGTGGTTTCTTCAATGCTGTGATGCGGACCCAACCCTCATGAGGATCTCCACAAGATGTTTCACACCAAACAACCTCCAGGAATGTCACTGGAATGGGTGCATCTACGGGTTTGATATGGACAACTGAATTTTTAGGAATAGTTTTTATCTTCCGAGATCCTTTATTGTCAGACCACAAAGGAGTGTTGATCTTGACTTCAGTCTCCACACCAGCTCGAAAAACAGAAACGTATCTGTCCCATACTTCTTCTAGTTTTCT